AAAATGCAAATATAGGTTGGGCCGTGATCCAACAATTAATAGATAGGGGTTATAGAAATTTATATTACTCTCCTAAAATGGATGTATCAATGACTAATGCTGACCAATACCTTAGCAGATATGAAAATGGTCAAGGTATGGTTCCTGGATTTACTACATCAATGAAGACGAGACCACTTGTTGTCTCCAAATTAGTTTCGTATCTTCATGAGAAATCAGTAGTATTTCGTTCAAAACGAGTACTAGAAGAATTAAGAACATTTATTTGGAAAAATGGTAAAGCACAAGCTCTATCAGGTTATAATGATGATTTAACTATGGCATTTGGTATATCAATGTTTCTAAGAGATACAGCCCTACACTTTAGACAACAAGGTGTAGATATGGCTCGTGCTTCATTAGGTGCGATACATTCAACTAATTACCAAGCCCCAAGAATATACTCAGGAAACCCCCAAATAAAAAACCCTTACGAAATGGAAAATCCATATGGTGATAAAGAGGATATCTCTTGGTTATTAGGGTAATTAATATTTATACATATATACAATAAAAATGGCAGATACTTCATTATTTGGTAGACTAAGAAGATTATTTTCTACAGATGTAGTAATAAGAAATGTTGGAGGAAATCAACTTAAAGTAATAGATTCCAACCAAATACAATCATTAGGTCAATTACAAACAAATTCATTATTTGATAGGTTTAATAAACTATACAGTACTGTTGGAGGTTTAAATTATGTTACCCAACAACAAGTTAATTTCCCATCTACTAGAATTCAATTATATACAGACTATGAAGCAATGGATACGGATTCTATTGTTGCTTCTGCATTAGATATAGTATCTGATGAATCTTGTTTAAGAAATGATATGGGCGAAGTACTACAGATTCGTTCAGCTGATGAAACAGTACAAAAAATATTATATAACTTATTTTACGATGTTTTAAACATAGAGTTTAATCTATGGTCTTGGACACGTAATATGTTAAAATACGGAGATTTTTATTTAAAATTAGAAATTTCTGAAAAATTTGGTGTATATAATGTAGTACCTTTTTCTTCCTATACTATTATTAGGTTAGAAGGAACAGATCCTACTAATCCATCAGATGTAAAATATAAATACGATCCTAGTTATTCCGTATCTGAAAATCCTTTAGGTTTCCAACAAATTTCACCTGCAGTAGGTGTAAATACAGGTGATGAAGTATTTTTTGATAATTATGAAATGGCTCACTTCCGTTTACTATCAGACTTTAATTACCTTCCTTATGGTAGATCATACCTTGAACCAGGTAGAAAGGTTTGGAAACAAATGACATTAATGGAAGATGCAATGTTAATTCATAGGATAGTTAGAGCTCCAGAAAAAAGAACTTTCTTTGTAAATGTTGGAAATATACCTCCAAATGAAGTAGAAACTTATATGCAAAGAATGATCAATAAAATGAAAAAAACACCTTATGTTGATCCAAATACAGGTGAATATAATTTAAAATTTAATATGCAAAATATCTTAGAGGACTTTTATATTCCTGTAAGAGGTGGTGACCAAACTACACGTATTGAAACAACAAAAGGTTTAGATTATGCTGCTATTGAAGACGTAACATATTTAAGAGACAAATTATTCTCAGCTCTTAAGGTACCTAAAGCTTATTTAGGGTATGAAGGAGATTTAGAAGGTAAAGCTACACTAGCCGCTGAAGATATTAGATTTGCTAGAACGGTTGAAAGAATTCAAAAAATATTAATATCTGAGTTAACTAAAATTGCTTTAGTTCACTTATATGCTCAAGGGTATGATGGAGCGGCCTTAACTAATTTTGAATTATCATTAACAACTCCTTCTATCATTTATGACCAAGAAAGAATAGCATTACTTAAAGAAAAGGTTGATTTAGCTCAACAAATGACTGATACTAAATTAGTTCCTACAGATTGGATATATGATAATATTTTCCACTTTAGTGAAGATCAATATCAAGAGTATAGAGATTTAATTATTGAAGATCAAAAACGATCATTTAGAAGAAACCAAATATCTGAAGAAGGTAATGACCCTGCAGAATCTGGTGAGGCATATGGTACACCACATTCATTAGCTTCATTATATGGATCAGGTAGATATCCTGGAGCTAAAGGAGTACCACAAGGATATGATGTAAATGATCCTAACTACCCAGAAGATGCACTTGGTCGACCACAAGAAAAAGTATCTGATTATAATACTCAAGATAGTAATTTAGGAAGAGATACACTAGGAAGAGATAGAATGAAAGCAAAACAAGGAGAAGAAGAAAGACCAGGATTATCAAATTCTAATATGACAATTGAAGGTTTAAATGCTAGAGCAATATTTGCTAAAAACGAAAAAAGTTTTAAAAGTATGTTCCCTAGTAATAAACAAAAGGTATCACTTTTTGAAGGAGAAAAGCTTTTAAATGAAGACCAAATTCGTGAAGAAACCAAATAACCATAATATTTATTATCAGTAGCGCACTACTATGAAGATAAAACATAACAAGTATAAGAATACTGGTATATTATTTGAATTACTAGTAAGAAAAATTACTGCAGATACTCTATCTAGCGGAAACTCAAAAGCAGCATCACTTGTAAAAAAATATTTTACTAAAAGTGAACTTGCTGACGAAAATAAATTATATCAAACAGTAAATAATTCAATATCCTTATCTGAGGGTAAAGCAGAAACAATACTTTCTACAGTACTTGAATTATCAAAAAAATTAGATAGAGATAAATTATCTAAAGAAAAATATAATTTAATTCGTGAAATCAAATCCAACTTTGATTTAAATGACTTTTTCCAAGCTAAAATTAAAAATTATAAGTTATTAGCTTCTACTTATGTTTTATTTGAATCAACTAATAGTAAAGGATTTGGAAATCCTGAATCTATTATTACTTCAAAAATTACAATTCTAGAACACATCACTTCTACCCCAGACTCTAAAATGTCTTTATCTCCATTAGTAGAAGAATTAATGTCTTTAGATAAAGGTACACGCGCTCTTACCTATAAAATAATGCTTGAAAAATATAATACAAAATTTGATAATCTATCTAAAGATCAAAAAGAAGTATTAAAAGAATTTATAAATAGTGCTACGAACGCCCCTAAACTTAAAGATTTTATTAATTCTAAATTTAAAGGTATATCTACTATACTTAAAGAAAATATAGATAAAATAGAGGAACCAGCACTAAAAATTAAAATCCAAGAAGTTATAAATTTAATTGAACCTATTCTAGAGACTAGAAAGTTAAAAGATGATCACTTAGTTGCGCTATTACAATATCTCGAACTTTCAAAAGAAATAGAAACGGCATGAAATTAAAAGTAACAAGGTTGAAAAAAGAAATGAGCACCACCGGTACTGGTGCTTCTTCTACACCTGGTACAGGTGCACAATATGCTTCTCCTAAAGCTTTTAAAAAAAAAGATGAAATAGGGGAACCATTTACTACTCCAAATCCTTCTGTTCCAAATAGAAAATCTAAATTTATAGATTACAAACAACTATTTGAAAAAGCAAAAAAAGCAATAAAATTTAATCCTGTAACAGATTTATCTAGTAGTCAAGCTGATGCTGGTGTAAATACTGGATATGATATGGATACTCAAGATGCTGCCTCAGTATTAGAGTTAGCTAAATTATCTAAAGGTGATTTTAAAGTAGGTGATGTTCAAGTTGAAAAAGGAACTAAATATATTGTAACAGATATAGACCCCGTTACAGGTGGAATTTCTTGGGATGTAGAAAATGTACCTGCTTTTGATTCTGTATATAAAGAATTTGATGAATTAAGAAAAGCTATGACAGTTTTAGACCAAAAAACTGATGATGCCGTTGTAGATGATATAGCTACTAAAATTAAATCAGAATTTAATAGATATAGAACACATATTAGAAAAAATTATCCTGATGCTTACAAAAGATTTCAGACTAATGAAAATATAAATGAAGAAAAAGGAGTATCAAGAAGAATACTTATACAATTAATTCATGACATAGGTCCTGAAAGATTCGCTGATGTCCTTGCAGATTTAAAAGATGAAAATTTACAAGATCAAATAGTTGCTGCGTTTAATATGTACACTGATGAAGAAGGTACAGAGTGGATTAAACCTGATATATTAAAAGAAGCAAGATATTCACAATTTAAAAAAGAATCACAATTCCGTACACCTACACAACAATTACATATAGCTGTACGTGAAATTAGACGTAAGATAGATGAAATGTCTAAAGTTGTATCATTTACAGAAAGAATGCGTACTGAATTAAAATCAAGTAATGAAGGTATGTCTTATTTAAATCGTACACGTAATGCAATTTCTAAAATAAATGAAAAATTGCAAGATTTAAATAACAGAATCAAAGGATTGACGGAGTAGTGAGAGGAATTAGTAGTACTTTTAAAAGGTCTAAAAAAAGAAGACCGGGTGTCCATGCCAAAAGCAAAACATCAAAAATGAAAAATAGTAAAAATTATGTCAAATCCTACAGAGGCCAAGGCAAGTAAATATTTATATACATGACAACACAAGATTTATACAGCAAATTAGTAGCAGGTGACGTTACAGAACAAAAGTTCTTATATGAAGTTCGTCGTGACCCAAAAATCACTTGTATTACCCCTTCTAATAATTTTAAGGATACTGTAAAGATTCTTAAAAATAGAGGTATTATATCTGAAAAACAAGCAAAACTATCTACTGGAAAACAAGAAGTAGATATTATAGCTAAAACTATTGATATGGTTAATCCATATGAATATGCTAGAGGTATGGATCTTGAATTAGGTGTTGAAAATGAGGCAGTAGGCAATTCTAATATTACAGAAGACGACATCAAAAAAGCACAGAAAAAAGTTCTTAAAAATCTTACTAAAGATGCTAATTACTATTCTAAAAAGAACTTTTCTACAATGGGTGATAGTGAATATGCAGTAGAAGTAAATGCAAAATCAATAGAAGCTCTCAAAAAAAAAGCAGGAAAAATAATTCGTGAACATGGTGAAGATTATGAAGCAGTATCTAAAGTTATGGGTAGTGTTTCTGCACTAGAAGAAGATGAAAAAACCCAAGCATTTACAATGGCTATGGACATGTTTAAGAATGCTAAAGGTACTGCTGACGAAAAAAAAGCACTTGATAATTTAAAAAAAGTATCTAAAGATTCAATTGGTGTTGAGTTACCTTTAGAAGAAGAATTAAACGAGTTTGATGATTCAGATATAACACCAGACCAGGCACTTAATATGTCTAAAGAAGACTTAGAAAGATTAAGTTTACAAGCTAGATCTAGATTAGTAAGACTGTCTTTATATGCGATAAAAAGATCTAAAAACCCACAAGAAGAAAAAGAAGCAAAGGAAACTTTTGTTAAAGTATCTAATAGTATTGGTGCTAAAATTGATATAGATGATTTAAGAGAAGGTGATACCGATTATGATAGAGCTAAAGATTCTAAGGGGCTTGGTAAAAAAGGTGAAAAAAATATTTATGGAGCTGGAGTAAAAAAGGGTGAAGAAATTGCTGCTAAAAAAATGGCTGCTAAACGTGAAGAAATCTATGAAAAATATGCTAATGAATATGGTTGTGATGTAAATGAAGTAAAAGATAGATTAGAAGCATATAAATTAGAAAAAGAAGCTATTGAAGTAGAAGATGAAGATACAGCAATTGCAGTACAAAAAAAATCACCTGACGCCGACGTAAGAATAATCGAAAAATAATGGCACAAACACTATTAATAGAGTATTCGGTATTCACTCCAAAGACTACCCAAATTACTGAAGGCATTTCTGGCAATAAAAATATGATTGTTGAGGGCGTTGTACAACGTGCTGAAGAATTTAATCATAATGGTAGACGTTATCCTTTTGAAATATTAAAAAGAGAAGTAGACAAATATATTGAAGGCCCTATTAATGAAAATAGAGCACTTGGTGAATTAGACCACCCAGAATCATCAGTTATTAACTTAAAAAATGCTTCCCATAATATAAAAGACCTATATTGGGATGGAAATGATTTAATGGGTAAAATAGAGGTTTTACCTACACCTTCTGGTAATATTTTAAAAGAATTATTTAATAATAAAATTACTGTTGGTATTTCATCTCGTGGTATGGGTTCTGTTAAACCTTTAGGTGAGGGTAGAGTTGAAGTAGACGATGATTTTGAACTATTATGTTGGGATTTTGTTTCTACACCTTCTACACATGGAGCTTTTATGAAACCTACAGGATTAAATGAAAATAGAAATTTTTCAATTTCTAAATATTCTAAACTTCAACAAATAGTTTCAGATATTATTTGTACTCAATCGGGTATTTGTTGCCTTCGCTAAACACCTCTTGTTTTTTATACTCCCTATATATTTATCTATGATAAGATAGATATTACCAATAATATCTCACTCAAGATATAAATCACTTATATTACTTCCTTTAATAAGTAATCCCAACAAATTTTATTAACAATGTCAAACACAAAGTTTTTCAACGATGCTATCGCTGATGCTAAAGCAATCCGTGAGACTGCTCTAGCTAACGCTAAACTTGCACTTGAAGAAGCTTTTACTCCACAGATTCAATCTATGTTAGAGAAAAAGCTTACACAAGAGGCTGATGACATGGATGAAGCAAAAGACATGGACGAAGCGAAAGCTAAGGATATGGACGAAGCTAAAGACATGGATGAAGCTAAAAAGGACATGGACGAAGCAAAATCCGATATGGATGAAGCTAAGG